CCTGCAAGAGTTACTTGGAACTGAACAAGGCGATAGACACTACTCTAAATATACTAAGAATGAAATTATCTTGCAGTTAGGAAAGGGCAGTGGTAAAGACTTTGTATCTACTGTTGCTTGTGCCTATGTTGTATATAAGCTTCTATGTTTAAAGGATCCAGCCAGATACTATGGGAAGCCTGCTGGAGATGCTATTGATATTATTAACGTTGCTATCAATGCTGAACAAGCTAAAAACGTTTTCTTTAAGGGTTTTAAGTCAAAGATTGAAAGATCCCCATGGTTTGCTGGCAAGTATGATCCAAAAGTAAACTCTATTGGATTTGATAAGTCAATTACTGTTTATTCAGGCCACTCAGAGCGTGAATCACATGAGGGTTTGAACTTGTTCATGGCTGTTCTTGATGAGATTTCAGGCTTTGCTACAGAAGTAGGTACTGGAAATGATCAGGGTAAGACTGCTGATAATATTTATAAAGCATTTAGAGGTACAGTAGATTCTCGTTTTCCAGACTTAGGAAAGGTTGTTTTGCTTTCATTCCCAAGATATCAGGGTGACTTTATTTCAAAGCGGTATGACGATGTAATCATGGATAAAGATGTAATAGAACGTAGATATAAGTTTGTAATTAATGAAGAATTACCAGAAGGACCAGATAATGAGTTTGAGATTGTTTGGGAAGAAGACCATATCAAAGCATATAAATATCCAAAAATGTTTGCTCTTAAAAGACCTACATGGGAAGTAAATCCAACAAGAAAGATTGATGACTTTAAAATTGCATTTCTTAATGATCTTGGAGATGCAATGATGCGTTTCTTGTGTACACCAACATACTCATCCGATGCATTCTTTAAACAAAAGGATAAACTAGAAAAGTGCATGACACTTAGAAACCCTATCGATAATAGTAAAAGATTTGATACTGCATTTAAGCCAGACCCAGATAAGATATATTATGTTCACGCCGACCTTGCACAGGTACACGATAAATGTGCAGTTGCTATTGCACACGTTGAACGCTGGGTTAATGTTCAAATTATTAAAGATTATGAACAAGTTGCACCAATCGTTGTTGTTGATGCGGTAGTCTGGTGGGAGCCAAAAGTAGAAGGCCCCGTAGATTTATCCGAAGTTAAAAGATGGATTATGAACCTTCGCAGAGAAGGATTTAATATTGGTATGGTTACATTTGACCGTTGGCAGTCCTTTGATATTCAACAGGAACTAAAGGCAGTAGGAATGAGAACTGATACCGTTTCAGTAGCCAAGAAACATTATGAGGATTTGGCTATGATGATATATGAAGAGAGAATCGCAATACCTATGATTCCTTTGCTTCTTGAAGAAATGAGTGAGCTTAAGATTATGAAAAATAATCGTGTAGACCACCCACGCAAGAAATCTAAGGATCTAGCAGATGCCGTTTGTGGGGCGGTATTTGGAGCAATATCACACACAAGTAGAGACTCTAATCTAGAAATTGAGGTCCATACTTGGAGTTCTGCCTCTCGACTTGCAGACAAGCAAAGGGGTATGGTAGAATTGGATTCTGAGGAAATTCCTGATAAAGTTCAAGAATACCTTGGGGAATACAAATTAATTTAACAATAATGAATAAAACAAGGAGAAAAATGAATTCATTTAAGAAAATCGCTCTAGCCATGGTTGCAGCCTTGACTCTGGGCACATTAGTGTCAACACCTGCAAGTGCTAACACGCTTTCTGTAGTAGCAACTACTTGGAATGCATCAGCAACGCCTGCAGCATTTGATACACCAGCAACAGCTGGAACTGCTTTGGCATCTGCAATCGTACGTGTTGTGCCAGAAGATAACAAGATTGACAACACAGACGTTGTTCGTTTTGTAGCAACAGTTGCTGCAGGAACATCTGTAACAGCATCTGCAACAAATGCAACTATCGTTGCAGCATTGCACAATGATGCTGCTCCAGTATCTTCAGCATCTGGATCTACATCTTTGACAATCGCAACTGGTACAGGAACAACTGCTACGTTTTACGTATATACAAAAACGACAGCAATTGGAACAGTAGTATTTACTAATGGTGTAAATACAACAACTTTCTATGTACAGGGAACTGTAGGAAAGATTCATACTCTTTCTGTTTCAGCACCTGCAAATGCTCCATCTGGAACAAAGCAGGATGTTGTAGTAACAGCAACAGACGTATTTGGAAATAAGGTATCAGATAAGCAAATTACTGCAACAGTATTTGCTAACTCTGGAACACTTGATACTGCAACAGTAACAACAGGTACAACTCTTGCTACTTTTGGTCAGGCTACATTCAAGGTAACAGTGCCAGCAACTGGATTTACAAGAACTCTTGTAACATTTGCTCCAACTACATCTACAGATGCAGTATCTACTACTGCTGTAGCAGGTTTGGCTACTCCAGTTTTGTCACCATTTGCAGAAATTGCAGTGCGTGATATGGCTGCAGAGCTAAAGGCTGCTCAGGATGCTCTTGCTGCTGAGAAGGCTGCACATGAAGCAACAAAGCTTGCAGATGCTAAGGCTCTTGCAGATGCAAAGACTCTTGCTGATGCTGCTGCTGTAAAGGCTAAGGCTGATGCAGATGCTGCTCTTGCTGCTGCTGTAAAGGCAGAAGCAGACAAGGCTGCTGCTGAGAAGGCTGCAACTGCAAAGGTAACAGCAGATACTCTTGCTGCTAAGGATGCAGAGATTGCAAAGTTGAAGGCAGATAATGCTGCTGCACTTGCTGCAATTAAGAAGGCATTCAATGATCTTGCCAAGAAGTGGAACGCAAAGAATCCAAAGGCAAAGGTTACACTTGTTAAGTAATTAACATCTAAAAGATTAGGGCGCAGAGAAATCTGCGCCTTTTTCTTTTTAATGGTATAATTTGTTTTAGGAGACCCCCAATTGAATACAAAGTTATATCGCATATTGTTAACGCTTATCCTTGGTTTTGGATGGCTTTTTACTGGATCGTCTCATGCCTCAGAAGATCCTTTGGTTGTAGCATATAAAGAGTTAAATCAATTAAATGCAGATATTGAAAACCTATCCGATAAAAAATCAACCCAAGATTTAATTGATATAGCAGAGCAAAAATATGAAGATGCTATAGATGCAAAAGATGATCTATATAATGCAGAAGATACATATGAAAATAAGTCTAACCTATACAATTCTGCTGTTCAAGCAGAGTCGGTTGCCTTATCTGAAAAACAAGCAGCACAAACTACGGTAGATAATCAAACACCTATAGTTGCAACTGCCCTTACTAATAAAAATAATGCTAAAAATCAACTTGATGTTGCACAGATAAACCTTAATACTGCAAACACAAACTTACAGACAGCATCATCAGCACTAAATAACTCGGCATTTCAAGGTGTTTATTTTAGAATATACCCTCTTTCTCGTATGGGCAACTATGCCTACCTTGCAGAAGGATCAGGATTAATGTGTCACGGTGGACTTTCTACCTTTGATACCTGGGCTGGATCTGGTGCTATTTGTGGACTATCTCAAAACATAATTGGTATATTTGAAGCAACTGTTACGGTTCCAGCAGATATAGATGCAGTTAAATTTGCTGGCTATACAGATGATGGGTTTAGGCTTTATGTAGATGGTGTTCTAGCTACTCAGCAATGGGAAGAACAAGGGGTGGAATGGAGTCCGCAGACTCAGTGGTTTGATACATCTGTAGATAAAACATTACAGCTTCAGGCATGGTGGTATAACGGTGGAGGTCCAGGAAGTATCCATGTTGGTGTGGGAACATCTCAGTGGTGGGGTGGAATTCCATCGAATTGGCTATCATATGGCTCAGGACCAACACAAGAACAGATAAATGCATACAATGCTGCGGTAACGGCACAAGCAGCAGCACAAACAGATTACAATAATAAATTAGCGGTATATAATGATAAATCCACAATTTATACAGTAGAGAATAACAAATTAAACACATACAATCAAACATTGAATACAAAAACAACTGCACACTCTAATGCACAGACAAATACTTCAAATGCACTCTCTGATAAAAATAATGCTTTTCAAGATAAAGAAGATGCACAAGATAGCTATGATCAAGCAATTATAGATTTACAAGAATCAATTGTTGATGCTAGAGAAGAATATAATGAGCAGTGGGAGTTTGAAGAAAAGCAAAGAATAGCAGCAGCAATAGCTCAAGCATTAGCCAATCAGCCTCAACCAGAACCTACTCCTGAGCCAAGCCCAGAACCAAGTGCTGAGCCAACTCCAACTCCAGAACCTTCGCCAGAACCTACTCCTGAGCCAAGTCCTGAGCAAACAAAACCAGTAGATCCCACTCCTTCTCCAGAGCCTGAAACCACTGATGAGGCGACACCAGAGCCAAGTCCTGAGCCAAGCCAAACTCCAGAGCCTTCACCAGAGCCTTCACCTCAGCCAACGGATACAAATCCAGAGCCAACTCCTGAACCAGAGCCAACTCCTGCTGAACCTTCTGAAGAACCATCACCAGACAATACTAACATAGAAGAATTAATACCTGAAAAGGGTCAGGGAACATCAGAAGATTTATCAAGAATGATAGCTAATCTTACTAGTAAAGATAACATTGTTGTTAAATTGAGTTCAGAACAAATGGCTGCTATTGGACAAACGCTATCTGCTTTGTCTACTGCAGCAAAGGTAGAGGTTGCTGCAAGCTTGGGTGTTAAAACAGATGACGTAGCAATTCTTGCTGAAGCAGCACAAGATAACCCAGCAGTAGCTGCTGCTATTGTTTCTTTTGAGGCAAAGGCTGCAGAAAATGCAGAAGCCCCAATGCCGTATACAATTGCTGACGCTATTACTGAGGCTGCTGCAGAATTATTTTTAGAAGATCCACTTGCAGTTTTTTCGGGGGTAGACCTAGAAGAATTATCTGACCCATCACAATGGGGTAAAGATATGACAGATGACCAAAGAGAAAAGGCACAAGAAGTAATAATTCCTGTTATTTTAGTGTCAAATATTGTAGCCTCTGTAACATCTGTAATAAGGAGGATATAATACGATTATGGACAAATTAAAAACTATCTTGTCTAAGATTAAAATGCCTAAGCTAAAAATGCCAAAGGTAAAATTTCCACAGCTTAAAATGCCCAAGGTAAAGACCCCAAAGCTACCTAAAATATCATTTCCAAAGTTGAATATGGATAAGGTTAAGCCATTATTGGTAAAGCTACTTCCTATCATAAAGAAGTCCTTAAACCTGCTTATAAAGGCAGCCAAAGGCCTAATACTGTGGTTTGGTAAGGCTATCAAGGAAAGCATCGCTCAGGTATGGACCTTGCTAGGATTCTTTATTGCCTGGTTAACCTTGACAGGAACAGCCCAGCAAATTGTAGGAATCGCTACTATTTTTGCTACTATTTTATGGCTGATTACAATCCCACTGAGAGAAGAAAAAGAAGAATAACTGGTATAATGGTGGGTATGCTAAGGATAATCGGTATCATTCTTCTTGGGTTAACCCTGACTGGCTGTGGCTATGATGGTCAATACCGCTATCCTTGTCAAGATCCAGCAAATTGGGATAGCAAAGAATGTAATCCACCTATTTGTGAGCCTACAGGAACATGCTCAAGAGATTTAGTTGGACAAGAAACATGGGATGAATATCAGAAAACAAAAGGGGTAGAGAATGAGTAAGGAAAGATTATCACCACAAGACCTAGATGCTAGATTAAAGTTTATTCTTGGCATTACATTAGGTTCTATTTTATTTTTAACATCAATTGGAATTCTTTATGGATTGCTTTTTGTAAGCCAGCCAGTTGGAGCACAGTCAGAGAATGACAAGATGTTCTTCAATGTTCTTGGATCAGTAGCAACATTTATTACAGGAACACTTGCTGGTCTTTTGATTGGGCAAAGTGGCGCAAGAGATATTATGAAGGCACAGCTTGATAACAAAGCAGAAGATGCCAAAAATACTCAAGCAGACAAGAAGCTTGAATCAGAATTAGAAATTGCAGAAAAGAAAGTAGATGCAGAAATTGATGCAGTTAAAGCACGTTTAGCAGCAAAGCCAG